TGCTGACGGCATCGAAGATGATACTGATGTCGCTGACGTGAACGTGGCAAGTGTTGCTGCCTTGGCGTTGTCTGACTTCACTGATTGTGTCGCTGGCATTGGCAACCCAATCGTCGGTGCTCGCAACGAGTGGTACATCAATGCAAGCCTGTTCCACGGTCCTGTCCGTGAGTTGTTGAACGCCGCTGGCGGTAACACTCTGGCTGACTTGGAAGGTGGTCAGATGCCTCGATTGCTGGGTTACCCAGTGAACTTCGTTAGCGTCCTCCCAGGTGCATCGGCAACGACCGCAGGCGACCTGCTTGCAGTGTTCGGTGACTTGAGCCTCGGATGCTACTTCGGTGATCGTCGTTCACCTAACTTCAAGGTCTTGAACGAACTGTTCGCAGTGAACGATCAAGTTGGCGTTGTCGCTACCGAGCGTATCGACATCCAAGTTGCCAACCCAGAAGTTCTTGGCAAGATCACCATCACTGGCTAATGGCTAAGTATAAATTCAAGGCTGACCGCATGGGTTTCCGTGCGGGTCATGTCTTTGCAACAGGCGAAATCAGGGAAGGGGTCGTCAAGACCCTGTTGAGTTTTAACGTCATTGAGAAATTAGATGAGTTGGACGCTAAAAAGGACGACAAACCCGCAAAAGTTAGCGGTAAGTCTGGACGAGGCAAAGGCTCACCTAAGAGTGGCGGGAAGCGATCAGGACGATCTGATAACTCAACTGATTGAATCGTCGATTGAGAAGGTTGAACGGGACATCGAGCGTTCGCTCATTTCCTGCACTTGGCAACAGTCGCAGTGCGGGTTCCCAGACAGTGCTGGTGCCATACTGCTGAACATGGCACCAGCATCTTCGATTACATCCATTGGTTATGTTGATGCAGACGGTGCGAGCCAGACGCTATCGACAGATGACTATGAACTCGATCTCGGCAGGAACTCCGTTACCTGCCTGAATGATGATGATGGGTGGCCTGATACGCTCTCGACTGCCAGCAACCGTGACACGGTGACGGTGACATTCGTTTGCGGATCGACTGACCCTGCAAGCGTTCCCCGCCTGTTCAAGCAGGCAGTGCTGATGGATGTTGGTGTTCGATACTATGATCCAGCAATGGAGAATGGGGTCAACACTGACAACGGAAGGTCATACGAGGCAATCATCAGGCGACTGATCAGGAGTTCATATCCGTAATGCCTAAAGTAACTGGTTTCAACAGAAAGCGGATTGGACATCGGAACAAACTGGCAAAGTTCCAAAACCCCCCAAGCACCTCCGATGAGTACGGTCACTTGTCATACACTGATGGGACATGGACGACTGCCATCCAAGCATGGCCTTGCGAACTGATCGACGCATCTGGTGCCGAGGTCATTAGCGGGTTTGCAGTGAAGTCAACCACTGAGAAGGTTGCCATTGGCGACAAGCCTCAGCACGATTGTGCAGGCGTGACAACCAAGTCACGTTGTATCATTGACGGGCAGACCTACGGCATCACAGCCATTAGAGACGTGTCAGGCGATGGGTTCACCCTTCGGGTTGAACTGAGGTCGGTGACGTGAGTTTCAAGAGCGATCTGAACAAGAAGGTCGATCAGTTCACACGGAACAAGAAGTCGAAGAAAGGCTCTGTCACTACCGTGTCAAGCACTGACCTCGATGGCGACCTAAAGCGGCTGACATCTGAGATGGCACGCCAAGTCTGTCCGACAGCGGTCGGGCGATGCGGTACGATTGTCAGGAAGAAAGCACAGCAGATTGTCAGACAGGGTGGCAACGAGACGACCATCGGTAGGTCGTACAAGACGATGACGAGGGGATTGCCAGACGGATCTGCGATGAAGAACATCGGCAGGGGGTCATGGTCGAAGAAGATTTCAGACAAGAGAGGCACTGGCGGAAAGAGCCTTGCTGACCCTGGTGGGATCATCAAGCGACCGATCCGCAGACTAGAGAAGGGTCTGGTTTCGAGCCAGATTGTTGGTCCAAGGTACGAGGCTGGTGACAAGGGAAAGAACTTTGCCCATGTCCATGAGCCCGCAGACGGCAAGCGTGCAGTCCATAAGTATTGGCATCCAAATCCAAAGACTCCGATCAGGCTGGGAAAGAGCAGTGGGTTGCACAAAGTCAGACCATTCATGGGTCCAGCGGGCAAACTGACGCTTGGCGAACAGAGACGTGCAATCAAAGAAGCACTGAAGAAGTGGGACATTAGAGAGTCAGACTTTATACGATGACAAGACCAATCCCACAGATAATTACTGAACTGAAAGCAGATGCAAGCGTCTCGACGCTATCGTCTGGAAGGGTTTACGCAGACAACCCGCCGCAGGATGACACGCTACCGATTGTTGTCATCACGCTCCAGAGCACTCAGGCTTATGCTACCGTTGACAACTGCGGGTCAACGAAAGTTTACAACTCAAGAATAACCGTCGATATCGTCTGCGAGACTCGTGGGCAATCGGAGGAACTTCAAGAAGCAGTCGAGGACGCACTTGTTTCGTTCTCATCTGCTGATTCAACACATCGGATTGAAGGGGTCAATGCTGACTCTGGAGCCTCGTGGCAGATCATCGAGCCGATTGACGGCAGCGATGAAAGGGGTTACTGGTGTACCCAAGACTTTATGATCAACTATAGAAGGATATAGAAATGGCTGGCAGCACTGGACAAGGGACGACCGTTGCATTCACCACCGCAGGTGCCGTTACCTGTGCAAGATCAATCACTCTTCCTGAGTGGTCGATGGAGGTGCTCGACACTTCCTGCATTACATCGACTGGCTACACCAACAAGATCGTTGGCGACCTAGTTGATGGCGGGGAAGTTGCATTGAGCATCCTGTTTGAACTTGATGACGCCCCACTGACTCCAGATGGGGTTCAGGACACGATCACGATCACGCTGCCAACGGCAGGCACAACCAGTGGCATCCTCACTGGGACTGGCTACATCTCATCATGCACGCTTCCTAGCGTCGAGATCAACGGCATCCTTGAGCAGCAAGTCACGTTCGTCTTTGACGGCGAAACTGGACCTACCTATACCGCAGGTACATAATGAGTAAGCACGTCGAACTCGAAGTACACACTGGGGTCAATCTCGTCACTGGCGAAACAGAGACGTTCAGTCAGTACATGATCTACATCTGCGAGGATGAATCCCGCCAGAATGTAGGTCTTGTTGGCTGGGGCGAGGACTGCAAAATCTTGTTTACAAAACCAACTGATCCAATCACAGCGGATTGGGTCAGGTCAGAGGTCGATAATATCTTGGGTCGTAGTGGAACAACATCTGTCCCATGCCCAGAGTTGCCTGCTGAATTGGTTGAATCAGAGAGTGTGAAATTTGATGAGTTTGACGAAGAAGAACTTACTGGCTGAACTTGCGTGCTCCAAGCCTGACAAACTGCCAGTCAAATTGTTTGGGCACGAGATGTGGGTCAAGCCCGTATCTGAGTTCCAGCGGTCACGGCGACTTGCCAGCCTCTATGACAAAAAAGGTCAGGTCGATAACGATGCCATCCGTAGGGCGAGGATCTACACGATCATCGACCATCTATGCGACAAGGATGGGGAAAGCATCTTCAAGGACTCCGATGTCAAGGAGTTGCTGGAACTCGACGCACTGAAATTGGACATGCTCACTCACGCTATCGAAGAGTGGGCAACCAAGCGTGAGGGAAAGTTGACGGGCGGATCGAAAAATTAGTCGAACACTTCGACAAGAATCACCGACTTGCGTGGGTGTTTTCGATCTGCCAAGAACTTGGAATAGATGATCCGATCTCTTGGATGAACAGCGTTCCACCAGTGCTTGTTGACTGGTGGATAAGTTTCAGGATTCACAGAGGCGAAAAAGAGCGTGAAGCATATGAAAGCGTCAAGAGCGGCAGTTCATCGTCCTTTGACGGCAACTCAATCGAAGCCTCTGAATATCTTGGGAAAATAGCAAATGGCAAAGGGAGATCGAGTAGGGGCACTGTACTACGAGGTGATTCTCGACCCTAGAGGGTTTGCTCGTGGTGCGGCAAAGACAAAGACTGAGCAAGAACTTCTTGTCAGGGCCATTAAGTCTGGGACTGATGAAGTCTCCAAGATCAAGGCTGAGATGGAGGCAATCAGTCGCAGGATAATGAAAGGGACGAGGGAGGAGAAATCAATCCTCGTTCCTTACTATCAGCAGTTAGAGGGTCGGCTGAAGGCGATTGCCGATGCAAAGGAACTAGCGGCAAAGCAGAAGTTGGCGGAGCGTCAACTCACGGCTGAGAAGCGTCTTGCAAAGTGGCACGAGATCCGACTTCGCAAAATCTCATCCATTCAGGATCTGTATCGGCAACGCAATCTGATCTTCGCCAAGTTCAAAGACGGCATTGCTGGAGTCAATGGCGGACTAAGCAAGTTGCTTGGTAACCTCACTCAAGCGGCAGGATTCGGTCCCCAGATCCAAGGTCTTGCGAGATCCTTCGGTGCAATGGCGACCAACCCATTGACGTGGATTGCTGGTGCTGTTGCTGCACTTGGCAAAGCAACGATGATGGCGGACAGGTTTGCCATTGCCCAGATGAAGATCGAACGGGTCATGGGTGGCAACAGGTTTGCTGCCGAAGCACTGACCGACGAGATGGAGGATTTTGCGAGAGTAACATCCTACTCTGCGGATCAGATGCAGAAGTTTGCCGTGCAGATGCTCAACCTTGATGTTGGCTCCAAGGACATTCCAAAACTCGCAGAGACGCTTGGAGTCCTTGCAGGTGGCGACACTGGGATGCTTGGTGCCCTTGGGAAGTCCTACACGGATGTTGTCTCCAAGGGGCGACTGATGGCTCAGGAGGCACTTCAGTTTGCCAATGCTGGCGTTGGTATCTACAAGGAGATTGCCGACTACTACAAGATCAACGCTGCTGACGCTAGGCAGATGGTCGAGGATGGTCTTGTCTCTGCAAACGATCTGGCAAAGGTTCTTGAGCAAGCCGCCGAGAAGAGGGGTGGCGTTGGTGCTCTGCAAGATGGACTGAACACAATCACTGGGCAATTTGCTCAGTTGGGTCAGACATTCTCGAAGATCATGCGTGACATGGGAGAGCCCATGCGTGCAAGGATCGTCGTCCTGATGAAAGTGGCGAACAAGTGGGCGGGCGAATTTGGCAAGATCGTCGATTACGTCAGCACGCTAAAGACGCTGATGGACCCAGTTGCCGTGTCACAGGACCAACTGTTTGACAAGACCCTGAAGTTCAGCCTGTTGGTCAGGGGGCAACTTGGGCTCTACAAGGAGAGGGTCAAGTTGATGCAGCAACTCAAAGAGACAAACAAGGAATTTGAAGATGACATGATGCGTGCCGCAAAGAGGGAAGCGGAGCAGATCCAGAACTACTACGACATCATCAATGAAGATTTGAGAGAGTACACGGCAGCACAGCAAGCGAGACTAGATTTTCAGGAGAAGATCAACGAGGCTGAACTGACAGAAGAGCAACGTGCTTCGCTGTTGATCGAGTACGACAAGATTGCGGCGAAGAAGGAACAGTTGAGACTTGCCGAGGAAGAGCGTGAACTCCTAGCCCTAGAAGCACAGGAGGAGCGGGAGAACCTCAAGGAGTTTGAGAAGGAGCGTGACAAGATATTGAAGCGTGCCGAGGACGCTGATAAGGCACGCCAGAAACTAATTGACGACAGGACGAAGGCAGCACAGGACAAGATCAAGGAGGATACGGCAAAGTTAGAGAAGGCTGA